GCTGATAATTCCTAAATATTTCTTCGGGCATTACTTCTCTTAATCTTTCGGCATTATGAATCCAATCATCTATTCTGGTTTGTCTCAAAGGTGTTTGTTTTGATTCAGACATAAAGGTATCATCTTTGGATAATACATTTGGGACTCCATCGCCACTGTCGCCTCTTAATATATGATTCCATAAATATGTTCTTGGGTTTTCATTTGTTACCATTTTCTTTTGTATAGGGCTGAATTGTTTTACATTATTAAACTTCTGTAATTGAATAAAGTCTTTGTCTGATGATACAATCATAACCGGTTCATGCATACCAAATTCCTGTGTCTGCATTGCGAGGGTACCAATAATGTCGTCTGCCTCACAGCCGTCCATGTGTAATACCTTATATGGTAAGTTTTCTTTTATTTCATCGCGAACCAAATGTAATATTCTAAATATCTCTGTCCAATCCATTTCTGAATTGTCTCTTGCTTTTTTACGATGGGCTTTATATTCTGGAAAATACTCTTTTCTCCATGTATTCATACCATCAGCACATATAACCATTTGGCCATATTCTTCTCTATATCTTTTATTGTACATACGAATACTGTTAAGTATCATATGTCTTATCATAGTTTCATCGTTTAGTTTTTGCACTATTATATTCGATAGTGCGATTTGTGAATAATCAAGTAGTATCATCATCATCTCCGTCGTCAAGGCTGAATTCAGCTCTTGAATTTGTTTTGTCCATTACTTTAATCATTCCGTATAACCTATCAAACTCTCTATGTAAAGAATGAGGGATTCCATAGTAACGATGAAACATGGCGTTAATCATATTTACTATAACAAACATATCTCTTGATTCCTGAAAGGTCTCATCTCTGAATTGCATGTCCATAAAATTATGGGATACATCTCCAGTTGTAATAAATTCTTCCATGATTTCAAGCAGGTACTGAGCTGATGCAACAGCCTCGTCAGATGCTTCTCTGACCAAAGTGTATTCATCTTTAACTTGTTTGGTCTCAGACCTTTGTTTGATTTCTTCGCCAGTTGGGAATTGTATTATTTTTGCCATAGTAGGTACTATTATACCATACTTTTAATCAGATGTAAACATGTTTTTTACACTATTTGAACCTATTCTACAATTGATTATTCCGTTATAGTATTTGTCGGATAATAGAACCTCTCTATCGAATTGTTCTTTTGTTTCCATATATGCACATTCCCCTTTGGTTTTACAAAGATGTAGGATTTCTCTATGATACATATCTGCGCCTTGTGTATCTATTTCTTCCATTAAGTGTTTATTAGAACCAAAATAGTCTCTCCAATTAGATTCTATATAAGTTATTTTTCTGCGTTTGCGTGTTTTTGTTTTTTGTAGGGTTTTCTTAGACCAAAAGAATTTTTTACCAATATATTGGCGTGCGGTAGCTCTATTTGTAATACAGTAAACAAATCCCTGTAAATCTTCTCTTGTAAAATCCTCGGGTGGATTATATGGTCTACCTTGATATAACCAATCACTCATTAAAATTTAATTCCTCTAAATCATCGTCCGTGGGTTCGCCACATACAGGACAAAAATTTACTTTAACTGGTTCATCATCTGCTGGTTTTACTACAATACGTGCATAACAATATTGGCAGTCTAATATCATGTCCAAGCCTGTCTGCTTAAGAACCACTCTTCAAGCTTATCGTACCCACCTATTTTATTTCCTTCAGCTATAATCTGTGGGAATGTTCTTGCATCTGGAAATGTTTCCATCATCTCGTCGCGACCAAAGTCTGTGCCTAAAGATTTATATGTATATTCATATCCCTTTGCTTCACATAAAGCCTTTGCTCTATCGCAAAAAGGACATTGTGGTTTTCCATAAATTTCTATCATTTCATTGTCTCCTGAATAAATTTGCCTATTGTATCTATATCATTATCAGATAACATACCTGCTTGGCCCCACATCATTGCACTCATTGGTCCAACTTCGCCTCTATTCTTATATGTATTTAATCTGCCTATAATATATTCTGCACTTTGTCCAGCAAGTTTAGGACCTACACCGCCACCACCATCTGGGCCATGACAGGCTGCGCATCCAGCCCATAAAGGTTTGATTGAACTAAATTCATCAGTTGCTGCAAGAGCTTGTTTTCGTCTTTCTATATCTACAGTAGTTCCATGCACTCTAACATATTCTTCGTAACACTCGCCAGTGCATGAACTGTTGCTCTTGCCACCCGTGTACTCTAAGTTAGGGTAAATTTTTAGTGAAAAGAATGTAAATATTACCATACATCCTATTAATGTCATTCCTAGTTCTCTCATATTACTCCATTGTCGAGGAAAAAATCTATTGTGGCAAAAGCAGCTAACATTAATCCAAATACTAATACTTGAATAATACTTGCCACAAATATTTGTTTCATTGGATGGACTTCTACAAGTCTTTCCACCAATGATTCACTAGGGGCAAGATTTACTATCTGTAAAACTTTTTCTTCTTTCACTATAAACTCATTCCGGCTAATGTTGAATTATCAACATCTTGTTTTACACCACCAGTTATGTATGATGTAATCTCTGTTTCTTGCGGTGCCACTTGCACGTTACCACCACCAATCCATTTTTCTGTCCATGGTAGAGGATTCATTTGAGGCACTGTATACGGACTTATTAATCCTACTGCTCTCATTCTTTTGCTTCCAATCCATTCTATATATTGTTTTAATATGGTTTCATTTAAACCAATCATTGAACCATCTTTAAATAGGTAAGAAGCCCAATCTTTTTCTTGTTCGATAACCTTAACGAATAGGTCAGTTGCTCTTTTATTTTCTGTCTTTGCAATCTGAGCCATCTGAGGGTCTTCTTCAATTAATCTTTTTATCATTACTGTCGTTGCGGCCAAATGAGTATTTTCATCTCTTGCGATAAACTTAATGATTTTAGCATTACCTTCCATTTTCTTTAATTCAGCGAAGGCCCATGAGCATGCAAAGGAGACATAGAATCTAATTCCTTCTAATGCATTCGCACTCATTAAACACATATACAATGATGTTTTGTGTTGTTTCTTATTTGTTGCGTAACTATTATTCTCTATTAAATCATCATAGTATCTACCAATATCGTTACCACACTCGGCGATTTCTTTTACCTCAAGCATAGTGTCAAATACTATACCGGGGTTCGCATATATGTTTCTAATAATATGAGTATAAGAACGACTATGAATAGTCTCGAAAAAAGACCAAGTTTCAATCCAGTTCTCAACCTCGGGTAACGAACATATAGGAAGGAAAGCAAGGTTCGGGGCCCTACCTTGAACAGAGTCCAAAAGTATTTGCCTTTTGAGATTAGATGTGAATATGTGTTTTTCGTGGTCGGTAAGGTCATGGAAGTCCTTTTTATCTTTTGATACATCTACTTCTTCTGGTCTCCAAAAGAATCCTAATTGTTTTTCTGTAATTTTATCTAGCTGTGGATACTTTAATTGGTCATATCGGGCGATATCTACTGACTCATCAAAAAACATGTTTTTGTCTAAGTGGGATTTTTTACTTTTCTTCAATACTGACATTATCTATTTCCTCTAGTTTTTTAAGTTCTCTATCTACTATCCTTTCCAAATCTTCTATATCGGGCATAGTATCATACCCTGATACCCATTCCTTTTTAGATTTTGCAGGATTCGCAGTCTTCGTCATCTTCAATCTGTTGTGTCCCTGTGTAATATGGGTGGTCATCTTCTTTTATTTCCCCTGCACCGTCGTGGGTGTTGAAATAATATAATTGTTTTAATCCAAATTTATAAGCTGTAACCAGGTCTTGAATCATAACAGACATCGGTATCTTGTTATCCTCATAGTGTTCTGGGTTATATGATGTGTTAACGGATATACCTTGGTCGATATATTTCTGTAATATACCACATATCGCTAGATATCCTTGTGGTGACTTTTGGTCCCACAGTAAATCATATTTATTTTTTAGATGATGATAACCAGGCACAACCTGAGCCATCACTCCATCTTTACTCTGTTTGTACGATACCAAAGCTCGTGGTGGTTCTATACCATTCGTACTGTTACTTATCTGAGCGCTAGTTTCTGCAGGCATTAATGCCATTAGTGTAGAGTTACGAATACCATTTTCTCTGAGTTGAGTTCTCAACCCTTCCCAATCGTGCAGTTCTCTATGCTTTATTAAATTATCTATAGCCTCTTTTTTATAAGTGTCGATAGGAAGTATTCCTTGAGAATATTTCGTATCATTATTATATATCACTTTTCCTTTCTCACTAGCCAAATTTGCAGAGGCTTTTATTAAATAATATGACCATGCTTCTGCGTATTCATCTACTATATCGTAGGCTGATTCGTCATATTTTAACCCTCGTTTCGCTAAGAAATATGCGAGGTTGATGATTCCCACTCCAAGGGGGCGTCTAGATAGTGTACCCTGCTCTGCAGCTGGAACTGGATACCCTTGATAATCAAGAAGCTCATCAAGAGCACGCACGCTAAGGTCACAATATTTTTCAAATTCAGATGTTTCATTTATTAATCCCCAATTAATTGCAGACAATGTACATAGAGATATTTCTCCATCTGTATCATCATGGCTGCTTAAAGGTGTTGTTGGTAAGTCGATTTCACAACAAAGGTTGCTCATTCGGATTGGTGCTCTTCTAGGATTGAATGCCCCATGGTCATTTGCATGGTCGACATTCATTACATATATTCTGCCTGTGTCTTTTCTTTCGGTTAAAAACATCTGGAATACTTCGAGAGCTGGTAGTGATTTTTTTCTTATTGAGGTCTTGCGTTCATATGATTCATATAACTCTTTGAATCTTTCTTGGTCATCAAAAAAGGATTCATATAAACCTGGTACATCGTTTGGGTCAAAGAAGGTTATATTACCCCCTGTTAACAATCTTTCATACATAAGTTTATTAAACTGAAATGCATAATCCATGTGTCTGACT